TTCAAGATAAGCGAGGAAAAGCGAGAAACAAACCAACGTTGAGCAAACGAGAAGCTAACGCAACGCCGATTGCGTTTAGAGATGAATTGATACGGCTTGCATTACACGCACAAAATATGAGCCGCATTTTTAGCAACATAACGACATAGCTAACCGGCGCGGGTTTTGCGTCCGGTTGAGCGCATTATTGTATTTTTTATTAAAGGAGGCAGCAATGGAAATTAAAATTGACCCAAAAGAAATTCAAGCAGCAATCGTGGCTGAAATTACAAAAACAGCATTCGGAGAGTCTATTGTTGCCGCAGTAAATAAAGCCATGACAGAAAAAACAGGCGCATACGGTGTTAGCGGTGACACGATCATAGAAAAGGCTGCTAAAGAACAGGTTTTAAAGGTTGTTGCCAAGGCTGTAGACGCTGAACTTGAAAAGCGCACAGAAGATATTAAGGTCACGGTTAGAGAATCTATAACAGACGATGTTGTAAAAGAGATGACCAGTAATATCATTGGCGTTATGACTGGTCGCCTAAAGGTTGATTATTAAATATAACGTTCGCAATAACCGGGCAATGGAGCGCAGCGGAATTGATACGCGTTGATTGCGCTTGTTAGATTACATTTACTGAGGTGATTAATATGAGTAAACGAGTTTTCCTGGGTGGCACATGCAATGAAAGCACATGGCGCAACCGAATGATGGTGTATCTGTACGATGCAGGCATGGAGTATTTCAACCCTGTTGTAGATGACTGGGATGATGACGCTCAAGCAAATGAATTGCGCGAACGTGAGCAGTGTGATTTTTGCCTTTATACTATCACCCCTAAAATGACAGGCACTTACTCTATCGCTGAAGTAGTGGACGACAGCAATAAGCGGCCACATAAAACAGTGCTAGTGCTGCTGCGAGATGATGACGATGATAAATTTACTCAAGGTCAGTGGAAGTCATTAGGCGCGGTAGCCAAGATGGTTAAACGTAATGGTGGACAGGTATTCTATAATCTACACCTTGCCGCTACTGAGATGGCTAAATTGTAATCTAACTATTATTCCACGACAAAAGTGGAATGTAACAACGATAACCGAGCGAAAAGGACATTTATGACTGCTAAAGAACTCACAGGAATCCGCCGGCGCTTGTGCCTTGGCCCTGTAGCAATGGGCCGAGCCTTAGGCGTTAGTTATCCAACGTATCGTGATTGGGCAAGCGGAAAGACGCGAGTGCATCCAGCGGCCGCGCGTTGCGCAGAACTTCTGCTGGAAGTAAAAAAAGAACGCCTCATCGAGCTGGCAATGAGGCGTAGCGGCTGAATTGCGGTAACACAACCTTGATTTGTGTTAATAAGCCTGCCCCCTCAACAGGGGCGGAGTCACAATGTCGCTCACCGCCTGTGGCACCGATGAAATGATGTCGTGATACCTTGCCCACCCGACAATATCGTCGGCTGACGCCTCAGACATAGATGACACACCGATATCGCTTTTTATCTGCTCTTTACACCATTCAGATAAGAACTCGGTAGATACAACCTCAAACCACTCACGCGCCACATCTATCTTTTTTTTGCGGCGAGCTGGAAGGCTGGTAACCACGTCATCAAAAAACGACTTTTCCCCCATGCTGTGCTGCATGACGTGATGCTGGTGGCATAGCGGGATGCCACTATATTCAGGCTTGACCGACACGCCTGCGCCGCGCGACACGCGCCTCACATGCGCATATTCGCATTGCCGAACGCCGTCGTTCCAATCATACTCACCGCACACAGCACATGGGCGCCTCCTCACCCATGCCTGATAATCGGCATCGGAGCCGGCCGCATTGTATACAAGCGGATTGCGGAAGAATCCCGCTTTGTGCAGCTCGTTTGCCACGCTCACCAAGTCCCTTGTTTTTGCGGTTTCCGTTGCTGTGTCCTCTTGGCTACAGTCTTCAGGTATATCGGCATATACCGCGGCCTTTGCTGCGATCATCATGCCAGACGTATCCGCCTCCATGAACCAGTCCCACGTATCACGGTCAACCTCAAAAGATACACGATACTTTGGCCCGTCCTTGGTTTTAGATGATGACGGGTTTGGGTTCATAAGATCAAGATCAAACACATGGCCAGACTTGAGCAACGGATTAATGGGCATTCTTACCCCCGCTTTTCGCTTCATCGATACGTGAGATAAGCATCATCACAATGTCAGCAAGCGCGCCAGCAACAATAGGATCAGCGCGCGACGACACGAGAGAAGCACACATGGCCAGCCGCTCGTACAGTTCATTGTCTGTGAGGCGCAGTATGTCGATTCTGGCTTTCGTGTCGCTTATCATTTTCTGGATATCATCATTCATCGTCATCATCATTGTTAATGTTTGCAACCAAAGAAAACGCATAGGCAACCCAGCCGGCAAAAACCAGCCAGGCAATTAACATCAGCACCCAGTCCATACTTACACCCTCCTCGCTGTGATTACCACAAGATCATAAAATGCCTGGTTCGCCGGCAAGATCTGAAACACCAGTGATCGGCAACAGTACTGTACTCATGACTCACCACGATCCTGGCTTTCAGTTATCGATTCATCCTCGCCAGTGTCGAGGAATGTGTCAACCTGGTCGACCAAAGACCTCTCGACCTCATATTCAGTCAGGCCTGTAAGCAGCGCAACATCGCGCTCATCGACCACTATATCCTTGCCAATCAGCGCAATCTTGGTGATACATGTATCATGCTCCGGCGGCAGCTCGCCGCGCTCATCGGCATGACCAGCCACCCAGTAGCGCGTAGCCTCAACCCTGACGCGCAAGTTCGTGTCTCCCTCGATTAGGCACACGCAATCAGCAGTCTCATACCCAGACCTTGGACCTGTCGGCACAGAGTAAACATAGTCGTCGTCGTAGTAGAACATGGCGCACTCCATCGTTATGGATACATTCCACATAATAGCAACAACGGTTTTTATTTCAAGGGTAATTGACGCATCAGGCCGTATTTTTTTGCGCCCTGCGTGCGGCGCGCTTAATCAACCACAGCCGCATCGATTCGCGCTGACGATTGGCAAGCGCGAATCCATATTTACCGAGGGCGGATGATATTTCGTTGTCGCTCTTCAGGTCCATGTCACTGAATATCGAAAGCCGCCTAATGGTGGCTTCGATATATTCTTGAGTGTTTGGGTTTGGTGCAAGCGGGCTGTTGCGGGCCTTCTTCACTGGGTCGGATATGGTTATGCTCCAAGCAGGCTTTTTCGGGCGTCTTGGCGTACCCATTACTTCCTCCTCCCCATCAACAGGTGTGCGCGATACTTTCCGCCTGTCGCATCTTCGACGCGGCGCGCAAGAGTCTCGGAGAGATACCCCCTTGTTACAGCCATGGATATTGCTGCGCCGGTTGTGCCTATCATTCTGCCGATATCGATAGGGCGATAACCATAGTCGCGCAGTAAGCGTTTAAACTCTGGACGCAAACCTTTGGCGCGCGAGACAACCATGGGCCTGCCGGGCAGCGCTCTTGCGCCCGTATTGAGATTCAATTGTTTCGATTTTTGTTTCATTTGTAACACTCCATCACTGGCTACGTGTTTACGGTATTTTTATATTATTTTCTGCTTGTACGATTGTCAACAATTGTTTGTAATTAGCGTTTTCCCGTCTATAATATCAACCAGTGATTCAACCGGAAGAGAGGAGGACAAAATGACTGATGACTTACAGGTTGATTGGGTTGGTGGCAAGGACGGATCTATCAACCAAAACATATACCAGCGGCTGAACTGGGTGCGTGACAAGGTTGCTTACATAAAGAAGGATGCGGACATTGATGGTCGATACCTGGCTGTCTCGCACGACGCCGTGACGCGCGCAGTCAGGTCTCACATGATTGAGGCCGGTGTGATTGTGGTTCCTGCGCTGGTATCAGGGAAAACCGTACAGGACACCGGGATGGCGACAAGGCGTGGCACGCCTATCATCAGGTATGAAGCCGTTTATGAGGTGACCTTCATTAATATCGACACACCGAGCGACACCTGCACTTTTGTCGTTGAGGCGCACGCCACAGACGAGGGTGACAAGGCGCCAGGCAAGGCGCTCAGTTATGCGGTGAAAAGCGCGCTACTGAAGATTCTCATGCTAGAGACTGGCGAGGAGGATGAAGAGCGCGTCGAGGCGGAGCCGCAAAAGCTCACAGAAGAACACAAGCTAGCGCTCGTGGAAAAATGCAGATCGCTCGGGTTTGATCCGCAGGAAGCCCTTGAGGCGCTGGCGGTAAAGGTATACAGGCTTGAGAAGATAGGCGACATTCCTGACGCAATGTTTGATGATGCCGTTGTGCGCCTTGAGCGCAGGGGGTCGAAAGCCGCAAAGGCGCAGGAACTGCGCGATGCTATCGGGCCGCGAGATGAGTAAGCAAGGGTCTGATGAATGGATTGAGCAGCGACGCGGCATCATTACCGCTTCGCGGTTCGGGGATGTCCTTGCAGGGAAAAAAACAAAGCGCAGGCGCCAGTATATCGCAGAATTGCGCGTTGAGTTGAGCGGCGCACCGATGTTCGACACAAGCATGCCATGGCATGAGCATGGCGCAGCAACAGAGGAAGAAGGGCTTGGCGCCTACGCGTGGGAGCGCGATGTTGACATCGTCAGGCCCGGATTTATACCACACCAAACCCTGGAATATGTTGGGTGTTCGCCGGATGCGTTCGTAGGTGATGATGGCGGCGTCGAACTCAAGTGCAGGTCTTCGCTGTCAAGCCACCTTGCATGCCTCAAAGGCATGCCGGCGACATACAAGCCGCAGGTCCAGGGGTGTATGTGGGTCACAGGCAGGCTATGGTGGGACTTCTGTAGTTACTACAGGACGGCCACGGCGCACGATGTAATCATTCATAGGGTTGCGCGCGATGATGATTACATCAAAAAACTTGAGCGCGCATGTAAACAATTTTGGAGCGAATTAAATGGATGATTTTCATATTAATATCATTACAACGGTGGTCAACCAAATAAAAGAAGATCAATCTACGGCGGAAAGGCTGATGATCGCCAGGGCATCAATGGTGGCAGGCGTGTCTGTTATGCATGCAATCAAAGATACGCGCGACAGCGACAGCGAGGCCGGCTTGAATAGGGCAATTGAGGCGATAAGCAACGAGATCGCCAAAATGGTCGACGATATCATCAGCAGGAACGGTGAATAACAATGGCCGGTGTAAACAAGGTAATCATCATTGGGAATGCGGGCGATGACCCCGCTATAAGGTACACGCAAAGCGGCGACGCTATTGCAACACTGTCGGTCGCTACCAGCGAAACCTGGTCCGACAAGAGTACAGGCACAAAACAGGAGCGCACGGAGTGGCATCGTATCGTGCTATTCAGGCGCATGGCGGAGATCGCCGGCGAATATGTCAGGAAGGGGGTAAAGGTCTATATCGAGGGAAAACTTCAGACGAGGAAATGGCAGGACAAGAACGGGCTTGACCGCTATACCACAGAGGTAGTGGCCAGCAATATACAGCTTATCGACACAAAGGCGAAACCAAAAACCACCGCAAGGAAGAAGGCAAGCAAGCCTGCTCAATCGCAGCAACAAGATTTAGATGATGACATACCGTTTTAAAAAGCAACCAATCAACAGAAAGGAGAGACAAGTGGACACGCAAATTGACAGTATTGAGGACTTGCTGGACGCAATTGACGCGGCCAACAAAACCGACGAACACAGCCCGCCAAACTTGGAAGACCCGTCCGTTCAGCAGCGCATCGAAGACCTGAAGTTCTGCCTCGCGCAGCTGCGCGAGGCAGAAAAGTTTTCCGTTGGCGATATCATCAGGTGGCGCCCGCTGATGTGTAACCGGCGCGGTGGATACGGCGAGGTGTTTATCGTCGTTGATGTCCTGGATGAACCAATCTTCGGCGCAGACGATGAAAGCGGGTCTACCTACTTCCGTGAGCCACTCGACATCATCGCTGGCAAAATCTCTGGCAAGGAAGGGGCGTTTATCACGTTCCACTATGATAGCCGCAGGTTTACAAAACTGAAGTAAGCCTACACCACTGGTCTGTATTCCACATGGATGTGGTCAGACTCAAGAAGGACCAGGTAATCATCACCAAGGCGTTCGGCAAGCATGTCGCGCGCCTTCTTTTTATTTTCATCGGTGAAATATCTGGTGCGCAGGTCAACCGCATAACCAAGATAATGCCGTGATGTCTTTGAGTGCAGCGCCTCAACGCCGCTCGTAATCACCAACTCTTGCCCTAGACGGCCCCAAACATGGTCTGCAGCCATTACAGCGACAAGCATCTCATTTTTTATTCCGAACACACTTACACCGCGCTTCAGCCTCACTTTTGCATTCCTCTTTCCTGACCACATAAACCGCTCAAGAACAAGAATCCTGTCGGTAATCTGTGAGATCATGACGCGCATCTCTTTTATTTCAGACGCGCGAATGTCGTAGACGCCCTTGAGAATGGCGACATCTCGCTCAATAGATGCCATCCTTGCGCCAATTCTTGTATCTGAATTATCGATAAGCGCGTATTTGACGCCTATCCCACTTCCGCCGCCAGCCATCGCAGCAACCAGCGCCGTCACAAGAATACCGTTTCCAGACTTTTTTTCATCATCCTGCACGGCGACGATCTCCGCTAAGAATTTCCGGGCGCTGTCGAATCAATGCAAAGCGCGCCCGCTGCCTGGCCTTCGTTATCACCCTCTCAAGAATAGCTTTCTTGTATTCGTCTGACAGGCGCTTGTACCCAGGCGAGTCAATAATCTTGCGCAACAAAGACTCTATTAGCGCGCCGGCCTCGCGCTGATATATATCATACTCATCTGGCGACAGCTTTGTCTTAAACACGCGGCGGGATGGCTTTGATATCATGACGCCGACCCGCAGCAACTCCTCGGCCACCGGATCATCCTTGGGGGATGAAGCATAGATTGGGGACAGGATATCGGGGCCAATACCACCCTCAAGCCTGATTACCTCGCCGCGCGTGTCTCGTCTCGGCATAACCCTATCGGTTTGCCCTGGTATGCGTGACAAAAGCCTGTCAGTGACGGTTCTGGCGTCGCGCAGAATTTGGTCTTGAACCCTGGCAACATGGGCGACACCTGTAGGAACGGCCGTGCCCATGAGGTTTATCCACCACCTGTCACCATACCTGTCCGGGTCCGATAGCGCCATAACGGCCTCAGAAACACCCCGCAGCCATGTCTTGCTGGCGATGTTCTTCGCCATGGACGCAACCAGCATTGAAGCCACGTTCTCCACATCGTCATCGCTGGATATCTCTTGCAGGTCTGCCGCGATACCAAACAACATGCCGAGCGGCTCTAGTCTGCTGTATGCCACCCACTGGCCGCCGTCCCAAACCGAATAAGGCTGCCACCCCGTGCGCCTCAGAAGCTCGCGCTCACGCGGGTCATCCGGGCCGCCCCCGGTAATCTTGCCGGCCGCCGTGAGAGCGGCAATCCCAGCCATGAGGGCGGTACCAGTCAACATCCTGGCGAGCATAATGTCGCGCTCGGCGCCGGTGGCGGTCTTCAGTGTGCGCCACCAGCTCTTTGATGCCAGCATGAGCGGAGACCTGTGCGCGGCAAACTTGACGATATTCGTCGGAGTTCGGATAAACGGGATGATCAGGCGCAGCGCTGGAATCTCTGTGGCCATGCGCTGCAAGGCGCGGCCGAACGGACCAAGGCGGTTCGTGAATGTCATATATTCAGCTTCCTTGCCGGCCTGCTCAAGCATTTCGTCGGTGGGCGATGTTGTCAGTTCCTTAACGCGGTTCGTCCACGCCTCCCCCGTCAATCCTTCAGAGTACGCCTTTCGCACCGCCAGGCCGGCTACAGCCGACCTTCTGGCCACCGCCTTGAAGTATTCGTCCATCGCGCCAAGGGCTCGCCCAGGGATGCGCACTGTGCGACCAATCTTTGTGATTGCCTTGCCCTGCGGAGTATTCGGGTCTACGCCGAACGCCTCCGGCGCTATGGCCTGATACCTACGCGCCTCGACCTTGTTTTGCCCGGTGGTTTCCTCGGTGATGAACGCTTCCTTGGCCAGCCTGGCGCCCTCAAGGCCTCCACGCATCATGCCAACAGCCCTGGCCATGGTCTCACGGAACGTTACCTTGTTCCCTTTGCGCATCTTGCCGATGACGGCCGCCACGGCATTTTCAGCCAAACTGAAGGCGTCAACGAGTGTGTTTGAGAGTATGTTGACAACATGTGTCTGTGGTCCACTGAGAAGCGCGTTTATCCACACCTCAAGGAGAATGTCAGAGGTGCTGGTCTTGGATGCTTCCCTGGCGAACTTGCTCACCTGGCCAGGGTCTGTAAGCCCGGCCATCATCGCCACCTTTTCTTCGATGGTTGAGTCTGATTCTATGATTTGCTTGGCCGCCTTGCTCTCTGACGTGACCTTGCGCAGGATATTGAGCGCGCGGCCGGCCTCGGCTACGGCGCCGGTGAGTTTCTCCTGAAGTGCGGCATGCTGTAACAGCATGTCATATGCCTTGACCATGTCGTCAGGGCTGCCTGACTCCTCGGCGCGCCTGGCTGCCTCGGCGGTCGCCAACGCCGACTCCTCAACAATCTGGCGCGAGCGCTCAAGCTGCTCGGCGTTGAGCGCCGTTCCCTTGGCGCGCTTCGCCAGGTCGGACGGGTTCATACCGAGGTCGCTGGCCAGCCGCACCGTCTCATCCCATGGAATGGTGTTGCGCCTCGCCTTCTCCATTTTCCTCTGAAGCGCGTTATAGGTCTCCGTCAACACCTCCTCAGCCATCGGTGTGAGGCGCCCGTACTTGTCGAGGTTTAGGTTTCCTGCGAACCCCTTGCTACCGCCGGGCTTATGTCCGCCCTGTCTACTAAACCAGGCGGATACGCCCATTTCGCCCACGCCTCCACCTGGCTCCCGCTGCTCAACGCCCGCCGCAAAACCTCCAGCAGGTCCTCCCGTTGCAGCTCCGTCGGGGGGACCGGATGTCCGAAACGCTTTTCGTATTCCATTCTCTCCCTGAAAATCTCCAAGTCTCTTTTCAGTGCTGGCATGTGCCACCTCCTCGACAAGTTTGTATCCGGCAGGCAGTCGCCGCCTCATGAGTTCTGGGTAGTTGTAGCGGAGCGCCGTTAGCTGCGCGAACGCCTCGGCGCGCAGCCTTTTGGCAAGCTCTTCTGATCGCTTGAGATCATACGAGTTGCCTATATCGAGCATCCACTGCATTGGGTAGTTCAGAAAATTGTGCAGCCCATCCTGCACAGACACTTCCGACGCCCAATAGTCGAACAGCTCCTTCATGACCGGGCCAAGCGCACCATCCTTGTATTTTCCTCCGGCATAAACGCGCGCCGGATTTATATCCAGAAGCATGGATGAACTTGACGCCTGCGCGCCAACACCTATATCAACGGCGTGCCCTATCTCATGCGCAACGGTTGTCCTTACCAGCCTGTGAAGGGTGTCGCTTGGGCTGTTTGCGGCTGCCTCAAGAAGATTCTTGTTGATGCCAATCTTTTTCCAGCTGAAGACATATACGCCATGCTCGGTATAGTCGGCGGACAGATCGCCAAGCCCATTAATGGCGCTGCGCCACTCCTTTGGCATCCCCTCGGCCACCAGGTCATCAAGCGCCCCGGCAAGAACCCCGGCACTGTCTGCGCTCGGCGGCGTGACCGAGAACGGCGACATGCCGGCAGAATAAAACTCACTTTCAAAGTCAAACGTGTCAACGTATTTCCCGGGATTGCTGCTGTTAAGGCCGATCTTTGACCCGGCGCCAGCAACCTTACCAAACAGGTCGCTTGATATCTTCGACAGCGCGGCCTTGTCTTTTGACTTCTTGAACGGCTCATAAATCTCTCCGCTGCTCTTGCGGTTTACGTTTATGTACAGCACGCCGTAGGGGTTTGACGCGTCAATGGTAAGCGCACCATTCCTGCCAAGCCTGTCAATTACAACACCAAGCCCTGGATACTGCTCAAGCATCTGCTTGCTGGCAAGTATGTTTGTGATGTTCGCGCTGCGGTCGACAAGGATGCTTTCAAACATGTCGCCAAGCTCGCGCTTGCGCCTTGTTTCAGTGATGGAGACATCGCTTGGCACCGCCATTACGAGTACACCCTTTTGAGGTGATGATATTGAAATGGAGCCGTGCCCGTGTGACGCCGATACGCGACCATCACCAATCTGCACGACGGGTGATCCTCTGCGCTCTTCTTCTACCTGTAGCGTGGCAGCATCCCTGCTACCATAAGCACTGATGCGACCTTGTTTTGAGTACAGTATTCTCTGATCTTCGGTGCTGAATGACCCTCTATTGAATTTCGATTTTATCTGTGTAGGACTAAAAACAACATAGACATCCATTGCCACCGGGTCTCTTGTGTTTTTTAGGATTAGACCGTCAAACCCCTCCTTTTTAGCCTTTTCGATAAGGTCTGAATAAGATGTGTCTCTATATGAAGCCCCCTTATAGTCGTAAACCATAGGGTTCTTCATCGACAGGTAAACCGGCATGATGTTTGGCTGCAATGTTTTTTTCTTTGCATCCCACTGGTCAAGAGCGTCTCCGCCCTCCCATGCCCGAGAGCTGAATTGATATTTGTATTTGTATTTTAAGAGAGTGTCGAGAGCGTTGGCATATTCACTTGCGGCAGACGCGTAAGCCTTGACGGTACTGTTTTTCGATTCAGAAATAAGGTCTATCGCCGCCTTTATTTCTGCGTCAGAATACTCGCCGCTTTCAATTGCCTTTATTGCGTTTGCTTCTGCCTCGGAAATATTGATTTTCCCTGCATCTTCGGCGTCGGCAAGAGAATTAAATAACGACTGCCTTTTGTTTTTTGCTTTTTTATATTTGTCGTGAACATTCTCTGGAACTATCTTCTTCCCTGTCTTTTTGTCTATGTATGGCAGAAAGCCGCCAGACTCAAGAAGCTGGCCCTTTTCATACACGGGATATAGTTCTGCTGCGTCTGGGCTGTTCGTGAAGAAAAAGCCCTCTTTTGCGCTTTTGGCTCCGGTATTAAATCCAAGGCTTTCCTGCGAGAACGATTCGATGTCGGCATCAGTTCCGTGAAGCGCCTCTATGACCACAGGACTTCCTGACTCGAATCTCGCGGCTTTAGTGTCGCTCAGCCTTACAACGGGCGCGCCGCCAGACCATTCCTTGAACTCTGGCGTCGATGTTGGCGGATAATTGTCTTGCGAGCCGGGCTCGCCAGTCACGTCACCGCTGGTGCCACCACGGTACGACTGACTCCACGCTGTCAGTCCGGCATCGGGAATATTACCGGGTGCTTTACCTTCAGTTTTCTGTCCCGGCGCTTGATAGCCTTCTTGATCACCGAGGATGGAATCTTGTCCGGCAGTCTCTGCGGGCGCACCACTGTGCGCGGCGCCGCTTGCAGCCTGTCCTTCATTGGCCACCTCCTTGAACTTGTTATAACGGTCGCTGTCAATAACATTAACGCGCCCACCATCAGCCTCGGCGATCTTTGTCGGCTCTGCCGTTGATGTGTCATACAGCGCCGCAGAGTCAACCAGTGTTGCATACGTCTCGAATCCAGACGCAAACCCGCCATGCGCGCTTACAAGCGCATCAGGGTCGACGTATCGCCCGGTGCGCTCACCGCGCTCTGCGGCTCGGCGCAGCGCCTCCTGAGGATCAACAGTGACGCCAACAAGCTCAGTCTTATACCCGGCCTCTCTCAACGACCGCAGCAGCTCGACCGCCTTCTGCGGGTTGCCGAGCGTCTCGTCGATCACGACATCTTTGCGCTGATCTATCGCTTTGGACAAGGCATCGCTCGATATTACGGATGACTCCTCGTGGACAGTAATCGCTGCGCGCGGATCGCCGAGGCTGGCAATCGCCTGATATTCTGGTATTTTTTGTTTTACCTCGTCGGGATCAATGAGCACGGCGTCACGATCTATAGCGCCCATCTCGGTCAACGCCTCTCTGATCGTCCCCTTCCCAGCAGCCCCGCCGCCACCAAATACATATGCCGTCGGTGTGTCTTTTGGTGTTCCACGTGAAACAATCTCGTCGACAATCCTTGCTCGCATTTCGTCGCGCCCTGGAATATCGATGGTTTCGCGTAGCAATGGGCTGTCGTCTGGCAGTGTTACAGCGCGCTTCCTCACGTCCTTTGGCGTACCGCCAGCACCAAGCATACCCATAACAAAGGCCGGCGGAATGACGTTCACGCCCTGGTATGCGGCTTCACCGATGTCGCGCCCATATATCGCCGCTGTGGTTGGTTCTTCAGCCCACTCCGTGGCCGCCTCTGAGGCGCCGGTGGTCAGTGCTCGCTTAACCAGTCCACCAGGACCAAAGGCGCGCGACAGCGGGATGGTGTTCAGCGCTCCAATGGCAAGCCCGGTTGCGCCAGCGCGCAGACGGGCCTCCACCGGGTCCATGCCATCCTGTAGAGATTGCTCGTATTCCGGCATGGCCTCGAAGAAGCCGCCGGTACCGGCGCCAACCGCTGTGCCTATGCCGCGCGATGCGCCACCTATACGCGACGCAAGGCCGGCACCCTTCGCCGCGGCCCCGATGGCCTGCGCACCGCGCGCAGCAGCGATTCCTGGCACGAACATTGATGCGGTGAATGGCGCCATCTGGCCGAGGTTGTACGCCCACCATCCTGGCGACGCCATCAGGTCCGGCTGGTCGACTATCGATCCCTGGATCGATGGTGGCGGCGCGTATTGCTCGCCGACCTTCGCCCAATAATCCTGGACGGACCCGCCAAGTTCATCGGCGCCAAGGAACTTGAGGCCAGACCCCACTGACTCGGCCATCTGCACCAACCCACTAGCCAGACCGCGGCCAAGCAGGGATAGCGCGCCGGGATTCAGCTCACTCCAGCGTGCGCGGATAGACCCCTCTGGGTAACCAAGGCGCCGATACTGCTCGGCCCACTGTTCATAGTCCATTATCGCGCCCCATGCACACCCAGAAGCGCGTCTATCTCGCGCAGGCGATCAAGCAACCTTTTGCGTTCATCGTCGCTCGGAGGCGTCCAGTCGGACGTGTCACGCGGCCACTGGTCTGGATAGAAGGTCAGCCCAAGGACTTTCTTTGGTTGCGGGCCATATTCCTTGTCGAGGCGCATCATAATCTGTTCGCGCTCAGCCATCAGCCTGTTTGCGACCGGGTTATCAGGGCTCGGCAGTATCGACCCCAATAGCCCGCGCCCAGGCTCGCTTGCCGGCTGTGCCGGCGGTTGCGGCTGTGCCGGCGGTTGCGGCTGCGGTGCCTGCCCAAATCCCTGGCCACCAAACTCACGCATTACAACATCGTTGCCGCGCATCACCGGGATACCAAGGCCTGGGACAATACCGCCTGTCGAGCGAACGGCCGGATAGTTCGGCACCTTGGATACCTCGACCCAGCCGCCCGTCGACGGGTCGCGCTCAAGAATCGATACCGTGCCATCAGGGTTTGAAACCTCACGGCGCTGCGCCGGCCTCATTAGGGACTCGCCAAGAGCCGACAGGCGAGGACTGTCATTCATGACGCCCGAGAACATCAGGCGCTGCCCTATCCCGTACCGCCTGGCCTCGTCTGGCTGGGCGCCGCGCTCCGGGGTAATACCGAGCGTCCTGCCAAGCCCGGTGCCGGCTGTATCGAACTGAGGTCCGCCGGTGATTTCCCGCAGGGCCTTCGCCGCCTCGATCCTGGCCTTTTGCCGGCGCTCCTCTGCGGCTCGCTCGGTCTCAATCATCTGCTTATAACGCTCCTCCCTGGCCTTCGCCTCAGCGTTCCTGCGCGCCTCTTGCGTGAGTTGCGCCAAATCTGACATCGACCCGAGTACAGCCTGGCTTGCAAGCCCGGCAAAATTCCCGCGCGTCGGCGCCATCAGCCTGGCGCCGAGCCCCATCAGCCACCGCTGTTGTAGCGATGGATCGTCATATTGCTCAAGACCAAACACCTGAATCACCCCCTTGCCGAAAGATACCCGGCGCCAGCACCGAGCAGCGCCATCCACGGATTACCACCAGTCGCCGCGAACCCCATGAGTCCACCACCAAGAGCCGAGCCAAGAGGATTCGAGCGCGGCATGGCCTGCATGCCAGCCTGGGCGAGTTCGGCCGCCCTGATCTGGTTCCATATGTCTGCCTGCTGACCAAGGTTTTGGAGCTGATAGTTTTGCAGGTAGTCCCACCTCTCGCGCGCGGCATCAAGACCTGCCTGCCTGTTGAGCTGCTGCTGCACACCGGTCTGATACAGGTTGCTCGCCATGTCTGCCGGAAGCTGCGCGATAGACGGCAGAAGCCCGAGCATAGAGGCGCGATTGCGCACGCCAAGTTCTGAACCTGTGGCCAGCGCCATCCTGGCCATGTCGGCTGCCCTGAGCCGCTCGCCGGTCATCGCCGCCCGCTGGCTTTCGTTGAGCTGCTGGCCGCGCAGGCCAAGGTCGGCCTGATTCATGGCAACATCAGCCATCAGCCTGTTCTGGCCGAGATTGTTGCGCATCAGGTTGTTGATGGCCTGCTCTTGCAGGCGCTGCGTGTCCATGCCAAGGCCGGCCTGCGCTATCGCTAGGCGGCCTCCAAGCTCCTGGGCTGCCTGACCATACTGGGCTTGCCCAAGCGCGGCGCGCAGCGCCTGGTCCTGCGCCCCAAGGCCTAGGCGCGCCTGCTCGATTGATGCCTGTAAGTTCTGGCCGCCAGCGTCAAGACCAAGACGGGCCTGGTCTGTAGCAAGGCGCCCGGCGAGCTGCTGGGTACCAAGACCAAGGCGGGCTTGCTCAAGAGCGGCAGACAGGGCTTGTTGCTGCGCCGTAGACATCAGGTCGCCCTGCTTCATCGCAAGCTGTCCGCCAAGCTGCTGTGCGCCAAGGCCAAGTCGCGCACGCTCAAGCGCGGCCTGTAGGTTCTGCTGTTGTGCGCCCTGCTTCATCTTCGCTTGCTCTATAGCGAGCTGGCTACCTAGCCGCTGCGTGTCGAGACCGAGGCGGGCCTGTTCAGTGGCTACATCCTTACCGAGCCGCTGTGACTCAATACCCAGGCGGGCCTGCTCGGACGCAAGGTTGCCGGCGAGCCGTTGGGCGCCAAGACCAAGCTTTGCCCGCTCTGCGGCAAGGTTGCCGGCGAGCTGTTGGGCCTGCATACCGAGCTGCCCCTGAGCCACGGCAGCCTGGTCGGCAGAGCGAGCAAGATCGGCGGAAATACCCGTGGCCTGCAAGGCGCGCTGCATGGACTGCTGATAGTCCTGCCCGTACAGCTGCGACGCCATGTCTGTGAGACGCTCACCAATGCCTCGCGCCGCGATACCCTTCGCGATCTCGGCGCGCGATCCACCCAGCTGTCCTGACATGATTGCACGATCAGTGATAGCCGGCAGGATGTTCTCGCGGAATGATCGCCCAGCCGTCCTGCCGGCAGCATCTATCATGCTATCGAGGTATGGGTTTGCGCTAGATGGATTCATCAACCTCTGAAGAGAGCCGGTAGGATCAGGCCTGTTGCCAAGGGCTATCTGCGGCGCCTGCGGCTGGAAGTTGATCTGCGGCGCCCGCGGCTGGAAGTTGATCTGTGGCGCGTTGGGACTAAACTCAATTTGCGGTGTGCGCGGCTGGAAGCGCACCTGTGGAGCCCTGGCATTGAACTCTACTTTAGGCGCCTCTGGCTGGAACCCGACCTGCGGCGCGCTCGGGCTGAACCCAACTTGCGGCGTGCGCGGCTGGAAGCCGATCTGTGGCGCGCCCGCACGGAAACCAACCCGCGGCACACCAGCCTGGAAGTTCACGGCCTGCGTCTGAGGCCGGAACCCGATCAGCGGTGTGGTCGGCGTGAATGGTGTAAGGGCGGGCCCGCGATACGCCGGAGCGGAGGCGCCTGCCACAGAGGGCAGCGGGCCCGCAAAACTTGGGGTAAACCCTATCCGTGGCGCCTGGTATCCGCCTGGCGACTGCTGCATGACGCGGGCCAGGGTGTCGGCCGCGAATGGCGCCATCTGGCCGCCCAGTGACTCGATGCCGGTCCGGCCGTTGATACCGCGCTGCAAGCCAGAAAGCGCCATGCGCTGCATCTGCTGCGCCTGCGGGCCGCCATAAAAATTGCGCTGCATCTGCCAGGCGTTGCGGATATCACTGTTTGGCCCGGCATACCATGACCCTTGCCACGGGCGCTGCGTGCCCAGCGTGCCCCTGAGCGCCTCATACATTGCCGCTTCAGTGTTCGCTGATCGCTGGCTCTGCTGGTACTCATTACCGCTCGCTGGCGTGCCGACAATATTTGGCAGCTCATCCATGGCAAGCCTGGCGCCAAGGTTGTTGGCCACATTGGCCAGGCCAAGATTCTGCACGGCATCCCTGACATCGTCAGCCGTCACGTTGCTCGCCGCGCTATACAATGCAGCAGTAGGCGTTATTAACGCGAGCGGGCTCTGCCTCACAGCATTCCTGGCCGCTCTTAACCTATCGGAAAGCCAACCCATGGTTTATACCCTCAAACTGTAGATTCTTAGCGCCCTTGTGGCGCCTGTAATTAGTTTTACCGACAGGCCAGCCCCAGCGCTCGCCGAACTGACCCATGCCCTGACCTGCGTGCCGTCAGTCGGCTCGATAGTTGCGCCAAGACCCCATGTGGCGCTTGCGGTAGAGGTTGCACCATAGTCCTGAGACAGGCGGAACAGGCCGTTGCCGGCCCCGGTCCTGTTCACCTTCGCCAACACACAACCGGGGTCTGCCGGCCCGTCTACAACGAAGAGGGCGAGGCCTGCCGTTGCGACATCCTCCGGCGATATAGTGACGGTCGCGCCTGCGCTGATATCGTACTTGCCTGAGATGTTGATATAGGAAAGCGCCGATATAACGCCGGCGATGCGGCGCAGCTCCTGGTGGGTGGCGCGCGGCAGGTCCTTTATGTCGAAGGGCGGCGGCTGTGGGGTGTATCCTCTCATCTCTCACCGTCCTTTCTCCACTCAATGCCATACCTGATCAGCGACCAGTCATTACTCCCCGTCGTTTGGAATTTGATGCTGATAATCCTGCCAGATACGCGTACCGGGATGCGCGTATCTGTACCAATGACAAACGGGTGTGGGCCATGCCAGGTGATCGCGTCGCCAAGGGCCTCCTGCGTGCCAACGTAGACATCGACAGACGACCCGGCAGTTCCATCGATGGTAGGGTAAACGGCGTCCACCGCCTTCCGCACCGAAAGATCGGGCGATTGGAATCCTGCCTTGTCTACACGGCCAAGAGGTACCGCTTCGCGCTCAACGTAGGCGGTCATATTCAACCCGTCGAATGATGTGGTATTGTCGAGGAGGTGGAGCCGCACTTGTGACGGCACAGCCATCAGCAGTTTTCGCAGCGTGGGGTTATAGTTCTGCTCGTCAAACGATCCCACGACGGAGTTAAAGGACCCCACGTCGGCGTCGTATGTAATGATTCCGCCGGACGGGTCAACGACACCATTGCCTATCATAGCCGGGCCAGGCAGGTCTCTCACCGACGTACTGTTTTCGCGCCAGTTCCATACCAGCGCCAGGTCAGGGAATTCGTTCCCTGATGTCGGTATGCAACACCACATTTCGTTTTTCGGGTAATTCGCAGCAACGAACGAATTCGTATAATTGATTGAATCGAGCTGTCCAAATATCCAGTCCCTCATGCGCCTGTTCAGTATGGGCTCATGAGACTGGCCGTCATGAACAACAATATCATCCTGCACCAGGACAAAGTGCTTGCCGTAGAAGTTCTTAACACAGTTCCTCGACAACGCCCCCATGGTATTGAAGACCTCGTCGAACTGGAAAACCTCATTTCCACCAATAAACTGCATTGACCAAACGGCGTCCTGCTTATATATCAGGTTCACATCCCTCATCGGAAGGCAGTCGATAAGCGTTCCCTGGGTCTGCTTCAGCTCCACGGTGCCGGCGCGGTTTGCCGGGTCGGTGTAGTCCCAGGAATCAGGAACCGTGCCAGGCGGGGCCGGGGTGCTCCACATCAGCTGATGCCTGTTGCGCGTGGCGCCTTCAGTTATGTCGAGGGCGACAAGGAAGTTTCTGAAGGGCCGAATAACTGTGGCATATGTGTTTGCCGGCCAGCTTGATAAATCAACAAGCGGGACCGTAGGGTCAGGCTCGCCCGCCGAGCTGCCCCACTGCTGTGGGTAGTTCTGCCCATGCTTGGCGTTGTTCACTATCGCGATACCGCCGAGCATGCCGCCGTTCCACGATAGGTTTGCCGTAGCAGAGTACCCGCCCACCTTGCTTATATCAGTGTGCGTCGCACCGTCTGTGGCGTAGACGTTCGATAGGCCAGCATATAACCAATAGTATTGCGTGCTTGTTGCTACAGGCTGGAGATAGTAAGGGGCAATACTTATAGTTGGGCTTGCGGTGCTTGAATCGAAGACGCGAGAATGACCGGCAAACTTGCGCACCTTGCCATCGACGAACCGCACATTTTGGCCGCCGCTCCATGCTTCTGCGGGGAGCTGGTGCGCGGGGATATCCTTGATGATTCCAACCGCGCCAATATTATCGAACCATGAGATCACAAGGGCCCCTTTATCGATAATGAGAGCACCACTGACAGCGATGCCGTTAGACCAACACCAAAATCAATACTAACAAAAAAACGCGGGTCTGCTGGGGACAAGGTGGCCGTCATATCTATGGTTACCGGCCACGATCCGCCAAACTTCAAATCATTCTCAACGGCGCTAATACCAACCCGAAGCTCTGCGCTGGACCCATAAAAGAAAGTACTCTGTGGCGTATTTCCATCAGCAAAGCCAACACCAATCGACCTTACTGCCCTTGACCTTCCCAAAGCCATGTTAAACGCAACCAGATATGTGTCCCCAGGCGATAGAACCGAATCTATTCCAGCGCTTGCGTCGTCATAGAAAACATCAACCGTGTTGACCCCTGTCGGATATACTGTGCTTCTGTCGTCGGTAGTCATTTCAGACTTCACAAGGGCATCAACATACGACTTGCGCGCCAGGTCATTAGCGCCAACCGGATCGGCAGCGTATTGAGGCACGGCAAGAAACGTGGCGGTGCCGGCGGTGATCTTTAGCGCATTGATCAGTGACATTGTTTGGTCAAGCGCGGTGCTCACACCAGGTGCCACCTGAAAATCAAAACTTCCAGGTGTCGAGTCTGTCCACAACACCATCGACAGCGCGCCATCTCCGGGATTGGTAGACCTCAATAGCGTCCCATCGCTACGGACGCCGGACCTGAAGTTCCAGTTTCCGCGCCCATCGTTGCACGTAATACGCCTAATGCCTCGCCCATCTCCAGCGATATCGCTATCGAATGACAATGCAGCCCCACTATGATTAAAGCGCGTAAACGCGCTTGATATTACTTTTTCGCCGGTGATTGTCTGCGACCCCGCCAGGTCTACCTTTGTCGTGAGGCTTGCCGATAATTGGTCGGTCTTTGTTGTGAGCGCGTTAATCGACGCTTGCAGCTGGTCATCCCTCGCCCTCAGTGTCGCCGAGGTTGTATCAAGGGATGCGCTCACCGCATTTATGTGTGACTCGGCAGACGCTATCGATGCGGACAACTGGTTCGTGCGCACCGTAAAGGTAGCGCTCAAGGATGTCACCTGTGAATTCAGCGCCGCGACTGACGCCTCAATGATTGAGACTGATATCGATAGGGTATTGATTCGCGCGGCATTGCTGGCCGAGCCGACCTCCAGAGCGCCAACCCTGGCCTCTACCGCGCTCATCGATGCCGACATGGATGCCACTCTTGATGCAGTAGCGGCCGCCGACACGCTCAGAGCATCCAGCTTGGCCTGCACATTCTCGGCAACGGCGGTCAAAAAATTCAGGTTTGCAGGTGTGGCGCGCACCTCGCCATTGATATTGGCGAATGTACGCTTGAGCGACGCCTTTATAAGGCGCAGGTGATCGTCGGCCGTCGAGCGGTCATCCGACCCCGTCGGGTTCGTCTCGACCAGGCTGTCGATGTATGTTGCTGTCTCCAGACCCATGTTTCATCAGCCGTTTTGGACGCTACCGATACCCCCGGCAGGCATCTGCACGTTGATCTGCGTCGCCTCGACACCAGTTGCCGCAGTGGTCTCCAAATCGCAATAGGCCACCAGCTCGCCGGCGCTCTGCGTGAAGATGACGGCATACTTGGCCTTCATCACGCCGGCCGCCGTCGTCACAATGTCGTCGGAATCTAGCTTCACGGTCGCGGAACCCGAGATCGTCCAGTTCACGTTCGTCAGGGCGTGAAGGCGCGCCGTAGTGCTTGAGCTGACGACGTTGACCTCAACCTGTGTGGCGTAGTCGCTGTGCAGCCCGTCAGGCGCATACGCGCTTGCAACAAGCGCCAGACACAGGGTGTCGGTCTCCAGGTTGATGGCTCCGTTGCCGATCTTCTCCATGAAATTCGTGTAAAAGGTAAACGTACCTGCCGCCATGGTGTCCTCCTAAAGCCGTGGGATAATTCCGCCGCCGGTCGAAAGCCGCAGGCTTTTTTCCTGCAACGAGTCGAGGGCGTCCTGCTCAGCCATCTTCATGGCCAAAGCCCGCTCCGGTTCGTTGATAATATCTGTGTACAGCCGCCACTTGGCGCGGTACTTAATGAGCTGCTTGCCCTGGTCGATCCACGCATTGGTGTCAGACGTGGCCGACAGTTCCGGCAGGCTGTGCACGTAACTCATCATCAGCGAATATGTGGCGTCAGGCGTTGGGTAAAGCCTCAGCTGGCCGTCATAGATGGCATATTCAGCGGGCTCACCCGTCCACTGCGTGTTCGATTGCGCTACGTCGATCTGCACGTAATTTACTTCGCGCAGCTCCTTGATCGATGTGCCGTCCTTGACCGTCAGTGAATCGATCTCGATGACGTCTGACGGTAGCCCGTAATACTCCTGACCGGCACCCGTAACGGCGACCGCCCGCGCCTCATTCCATGTGAAACGCTCGCGCTCGTAGTGCTTGATGGCGTCCTTGATTGCGGTCTGAACCTGCGCGGTCAGCTCGCCTGTGCGCCTCATTTCGTCGAGAATCTCGTCTGTGACCTCTGACAGGGTTGCCATCACTATTCCTCGCTACAGCCCTTCGCGTGCTTGGCAAGCTCCTTGTAGTACACGCCGCAAATCAGGCAGGTTCCAGCACCAGGCCTCACCCGCTGCATGGTGAGTACGCCGTCGCCAGCCGATAGTTGGTATAGCCCTGACGCGGTACTCATGGCGCGCAGCGCGTCAGCTGTGTAGCGAACTCCCTCGATCACCACAATACCGCTACCCCTATCATAATCTATCGACAGCGGCCGATTAGGGTATAAGTCCTGCCGCGGCACCGCCCGCCTGCTCATTGCACACCCTCCTGCATCGCGTACAGCATCTTTCCGCGCTCCATACGCCACTCGGGCGCAAACTCGACATCATGATGCCCATCGAGCCATGGGCCGAAGTTCGTCCAGTGCACGATCTTTGCGTCCGGGTTTTCGTCGTACTCCTCGACAAGATGATTCCACTCTACCGGCAGCTCGCCGATAACATCGTCGCTACACCAACCAAATTGGTGCAGATACTCGCCTGTCGCAACGTTAACCAGTGATGGCGTGAGCGCCGTCGTCTGGCGGTGCGAACAATTGAATAGCATCACGCTGGACCAATTCTTGCGCTGATACACGTATTGCCTGGCCCCGAGGTATTTCTTCTGATACTTCGGCGTGTAGCAGTGCTTGACGACTTGCACGGCCTTGTCTTCGTCGCGTAGCGCAAACAGCTCTGCGATATCGGCGCGACACAGCATGTCGGCATCAAGAAACAGGCACCACCCTTCGTGGCCATTGAGCCATGGCGCCAGGAAGCGCGAAAACGAAAAGTCGTTCGATTGCCTTGGGTCTCGCGGCCGGGTCAGGCATGGAAGCTGCGCCAGCTTGATGGGGTGGATTGCTACCGGCATCGTCGACCTGGCGAGGATTGAATGACTGAGCACGTGCCAGGCGACGCTCTCGCGCGCATCCCATCCAATATAGACATGTAGCGTCTCGCTCATGATGCACCCCCATGGATACATGACTCACACGGCGTCTCCCTGACATTCTCGGCGAGGTGTGCGCGCCGGAGGGCGGCAAACTCGTCGCTGTGCCAGCCAGCCATGAACGGCACCTTGTTGAGGTCTGCCATGGTCAAGGCATCGGTATGCGACCAGCAACACGCGGACAGCTTGCCGTCCCACGTGACGTGCCCCTCGGTAAACACGGCCCAGCACGGCAGCGCCGGCACAGGGCTCTCTGCCCGCCCCGTGTTGCCGCCTATCGGGATGAGTCCAGACCCCTCCAGCGGAGACTGCTGCGGCCCGGCCTGGCCATATAGCGGCAGCGGGTACACCTCATCAACGTACTGACCCAACTCGTCTATCAGGCCTTGCATGCGCCGACCCTGCTCGCCATCGTACTGGATGAAGCTGGCATATAGGCCGCAGCGATGCCCGGTTGCGCACTCAACCTCGTCGCGCACAGACCTTGCCGACATAAGGTTGAGCATCATGGCGTCATACATCGTCCGGCGAACCCTCGCAATGTCCTCGAACTGCTTGTGATCAGCGTAGTTAATGGAGAACTTTAGGCTGTCCAGGCCGGCCTTGATGCAAGCCTTGACCTTGTCGGGCGTTGCTAGTGATCCGTTTGTGGTCAGAAACACGTAATTGATGCCGACACCCTTTGCGTAACGAATAGCATCCGGCAGCCAGTCGCACATAAATGACTCGCCCAGATAGAACACGCCAAGCTCCTCGACACCGGACGCGGCCATCTGAGCCACCAGATCCATATACAGGCCTCGGTCCATCTCAGACTGCTCGCGCAGGCGTTGCGAGCGCGCGCAGAATGTGCAGCGGAAGTTACACCGCCCTGTGATCTCGATCTTCACCGACCTCGGCGCCGGCGGCCTTTCCTTGCGGTACTCGTTTGGGATGTGCGTGATGGCGTCAACCCGCTCGCTGATCATTTCGGCACCCCCACAAACACGAATTCATGCCCCTCGTTGTTCGTAACCTGGGCAAGCACAAAGCGCTGCATCAAGCGTGGCAACCACCAGCCGACAGGCTCGACGATGAGGTGCGCATTACGGCCGTCGGCCAGCGTTTTTACCGCCGGGCGCGTGGCAACAACCAATACCACAATGCGCTGCGCCAGCCTGGCGATGTCGTCCAGCACATCGTCGAGGAAGGCCGGCTCAACATGCTCCAGGACATCCGTGGAAACCACCATCTCAGCCGGTCCTGGCGGCTCGTCGATGCCGGGAATGGCAGGGTCATAATTGACCACGTCGAGCAATGGCAGCGTGCGCGCCAGCGCACCCTTCCCGGCGCCATAGTCGAGAATGGTCTTTATTCCGTGCTCACCCGCGATATTTCCGACAAGGTTCGCCCACTTTCCGCCGCCGATACCATAATCATGGCGGTCTCTGTGCAGGGCCGCATTCAGGGCCCTGTATTCATCACTTATCAACATGCTTCCGCTCCCACCTTCGCCGGCGACATCACATCCAGCAATTCGCCAACGATCCGATCAATGACGCCGCTCCAATCGCCGTCACGCTCCTGCTCGAACTGTACGACACTGCCATACCAGGCCATTCTCGACCCGTCCGGTGAATAGTACCTCCACGCCTTCCGTACCGGGGTCATCGTCCAGCACGGCTGGCCCAGCGCCCCACACAAGTGCACCGCCGAGGTGTTGACACAGATTACAAGGTCGAGCGCAGAAACAAGCGCGGCCGTCTCATCATAGTCTTCGGCGTTGATGATTTCCGGCCAGTGGTGGATTTTGAGTCCGGTACGCTTCTCATACTCGGCCACCTCCTCGGCAGCTTCTGGCGTGTACTGTAATGACACCCAATTGATATTAGGCAGCTGTAGCATTGGCGTCATGTCATCAAGGGTCATCGACCGCGCCGTGGTGCGTGTCTCGTGCTTGCCGCCTATCCATCCGATGCCGATGTTCAGCCCCCGCGGGAGGCCGTCAAGGCGCTTCTTGATGGTTGATGCGCGCGCTTCGTCGTGAGTCAGGTATGGGGTGCAAGGAAAGTCGTCTATCGAGCGGCGGAAGAACTGCGCCAAGCCGCCGATGGGGCATGCGGCATCGATCTGAATGTCGGCGGCCCATGGCGTTACGGTCTTCTTCCTTGTGCCGTGACACTCCACACCAAAAGACCGGCTGAACAGGCCGACAAGGCGCGGATGGCAGTCGATGATGAGGCGGTCGCACCGCTGTTTCGCCTCATTTATCAGGCTGGCAAACATGATTTCATCGCCGATGCCCTGCTCGCCGTACACCACAAGGGTGCCGACATGCGACCCATCCCAGTCTGGCGCCCCATAGGTGCGATGCTGGCGGTTTTCTGACTTCAGACCCCAAGCATACTCCTTGAAACCTCGCTCGTACTCACCGAGTTCAAGCAGGGCAAGAGAAAGATTCCAGTGGGCGTGGATGTTATCTGGGGCCAGCTCAATGGCGCGCTCAAAGAGCGGTACGCCTTTCTCTGGCGACCCCTCATTGATGTGTAGCGTCCCCATATTATTCCAGTGGTCGGTGTCGTCGGGGTTGATGTCGATGGCGCGCTGAAACGCCCTCTCTGCCTCGTCATGCCTAAACTGGCGCTTATAGGCGGTGCCAAGGTTGTTGAAGATTTCGGCGCAGTCAGGCTTTAGCGCCGCGGCGCGGTTGAGCATGGCTATTGCCAGGCCGTTGCGCCCGGTTGCCAGGTAGATTCCAGACAAGAGGAATATCACGGTCCAATTGTCTGGCACCTGGTCGAGAATCTGCATATACAGGCCTTCGCACTTCTTTAGCGTCTTGACGTCGTTACGCTTGGAAGCCTGTATGTGCATCCTGTGTATTTCGTCTAACGTGTACCTCATTTCCGCCCCACAATGAGAACGGCCCCCTTGCGGGGGCCGGTTGTTTAGCTGTCCATCTGGTACAGCACCGTTACCGTAATCGTGCCGCCAGTCGGCGCCGCAGTTACGGTGCCGACCGTCAGGTCGATGGTGTCGTCGTCCGTATAGTCATGATCCATCACGGATGAATTGAAGGCCTGGAAGGCGGCCGTCGAGTTCACCGTGGTGGATGTCATGAACCGGTCAGCGTCACCGCCATCCCCGAGAGAGAACGGCAGGTTCGGAGTCCCGGTAAGGTTGAACGCGACATGACCGCCGATGATGCGGGCGCCCTTTGGCACCTTCACCATCTGGATGATGTCGCCGGTGGCCAGCGTGGTCGATACCGTGTAGTCCTCGGTAGCGGCCTGGACGCCGGCATGAATCGCTTTGGTGGGCGCGGAGCCCGCCGCGGCGTTACTCGTCAGTGTAGCCATGCGTCACCTCCTTACTTGCCTGCGCCGGTGGCGAGGACGATTGTGGAATGGTTCTGCGAGTTGTACATGCACTTCTTCGCTCCCCATACCATGCCAGCCGCTACGCCGAGCTGGTTCTTGTAGTCGAACAGCTCTTCAACCCACGTCATGCGGTTCGGGCCATCACCCTTGCCGAAAGCAATATTGGCGGCCTGCGCACCGCAGAAGATCGCACGGCGAACCTGTGGGTTCGTCGGGGATACCGGCACATAATTGCTTTCGTGGATAACGACGCCGTTATACACGCCGAGAGCGCCGGAGAAGATTGGGTTCGACTTACCTTCGCCACCCTGGATGCGCGCTTTCTGCACGTCATACCAAGTAATCTTGGCGCTGCTCACCTCGGTGCGCAGGTCCTTGACCTGGTACGGATGCAGGAAGGCGATGAACAGGTCTTCGCCCTCGTAGCGGATTGGGCGCATAAGGTTGCCTGTGCCGTCAGCCTGCGAGAAGGTTTTGGCCCGCTCGATAGCCTCATCGAACAGGGAGACCGTAAAGGTGTTGCCGGCCGTATCGGACAGCGCCGCCTCTGACGTCTCGCCCTGGTAGATGATGTGATCAGAGTCCGTCGCGGTCACCGAGTTCATCCCGGTGTAACGCACATCCAGGCCAGTGATACCGGCAAGCTGGTTGAACAGGCTCACATCCATGCGCGCGCTCCACCAGTCCGCAAGCCCGTCCTTCGCCTCCTCGCGCGTGGCGAACGGGACACGCTGCTCTGACGCCCGGCCGTGGGTGCGGACAGCATGCCGCAGCTGGTCAATCTGCACGGAATCGGTGTAGATCGACAGCGCTTCCTCTTTACCCTCAAGGGTGTTGTCGCCGGAAACACCGTCACCCTGGAGCTGGGTGCGCAGGCCAAACGTGACCTTGTACCCCGCATCCTTCAGTTCATTTTTGATCTTGACCAGCGAATTGCTGTTTTTGCCCATGAACTTCAACATGTAGGTGCGCGCCAACGCCTCCTTCATGAGTTCCTTGGACCACTTCTGGACAGCCATCGCATGGCCAACACCGTACTCTGTTGTAGCCATGATCGTTTCCTCTTGTCGTTTCGGTTGTCGCCCCTATACGCCGGAGCCGCGAACCATCCATTACGCTGGATGAAACGAAAGCGGAACGTAGCCCGTCCGAGGCCGTGCACTGCGCAGCACGTGCGAAACACCATTACCTTGGTGGCAGGGCTGGCTTTTTATCAAGCGCTCCAGCTCGCGCCAGGGAGAGACACGGTTAACCGCCAAACACCTCCCTCATGGCGGCCTCGAACTCGTCGTCATCATCGATTTCCGCGAGTTCCTTAAGCGATGCGCCGCCGCCATCGGTTGACTGCGCCTTGGTGCCCTTCTCGAGGGCGTCCATCTTGGCCTTTGTGTTGCTGTCTGTACCGCCGCCAGCATCGCCATCGTGGCCGTCATTGTCGCGCCCCTTGCCATTATATCCCATGCGCTTGGCGATGTTGTACACATAGGACGCCGGGTCGACGCCGTTCTGTAGCGCAGCGACGCCTGTTTCCAGTTCGGCGCGAGTCACCTCTGCTTCGATCTGGTCCGGCGACAAACCAAGGCCGCTCAGATTCTGCCGCTGAATGCCGCGGACATACTCAAGGGCATCATAGTAGTCTGGCGCCTCCTTGGTGAACTCGGCCTCACGCTTGCTGATCTCGGTGACGACCTGCCTAACAGCCTGCTCCTGCTGGAGCATCGCCTGCTGCTGCTCCTGCGCCTGCCGCTGGGCCTCGAGCTGCTGCTGAATGACCTGCTCTTGCTTTTCTGTTTTCGCCTTAAGGTGCTCAATGGGGTCTTCTTCAAAGTCGGGAATACTATCGTCATCCTTGTCTTCGCCCTTCAGCTGCTCGCGCAACTGGCGCATTTCCTCTTTCAGCTGCTCCTGCGCGGCAATGCGCGCCTGTAGCTCCATGGCCTGCTGCTCCATGGCCTGGCGCCTGCGCCGCTCCTCCAGGAGTTCGGACAGTGGGACCTTCGTCGGTTTTTCGTCGTCGCTGTCGTCATTTCCGTCGCCGTCGCTGGTGTCGCCATCCTTGCCTGCCGTCTCGGTACCACCCTCACCATCTTCGGCCTTGCCGGCTGCGCCCCCAGCGCTGTCGTCAGCCTTGCCCGCGGCTTCCCCTCCACCGGCGTCTGTCATGCCATCAGCGCCATCGCTGTCGCGTTCGCCGGTATCGTCGGCGCCGGTATCAATCACATCGTCGATCAGGTCATCATTCACTTTCCACCTCCACGGGCCAAAGCCCGAGCCTCATCATTACTGTGCGCACCCAGTCAGGGTCCACTCCACACACCTTGGCGGCTGATATCTCGCCGTCCAGATATATCCTCGCTGCCGTCTTCTCGCCGCGCGTACCAAGATTAGCGTCAATGATGGCGGTGCTAATTACCGACAACATTAGCCTCGCCTCTGGCACCTTTGGCATCTGCGACCACAATGCGCGCTCAACCATCTTTACGCGCATCATAACCTCGCTGCGCCGCATAGCACTATCCCGCGAGGTCCCGCCCTGTTTCGGCCGCCAGCTTGCGCGCCTGGGCTATCTTCACGACTTTGTCTGCCTCCATCAGGTCCACCTTGGCGTCCAGCTCCTCGGCGTCCAGCTGGAGACCCGCCTGTGTCTCTTGCGCCTTCGCGGCGTCAAGCTGCGCCTTTGCCTGTGCCTGCTGTATCTGCGCCTGCTGCGCTGCCACGGCGAGCTGCGCGGCCTGCTGCTGCGCTTGCTGTTGCTGCGGATCAGGCTGCATGCCCTGCTTCCATTTTTCAATGAGGGTCTCGGGGAGGGGCATATACTCAATAATGTCTGGCGGAACCTGCATGCCGAGCTGCGCCATCGTCGGAATGATGGGCTGGAGGATCGCCCACACGCGTTCCTTCATGTTCGGGCTGCTCGGGCTTTCGTCGACTATCACGTCATATGTCATCGCCCCTTCATCGCGCACCAGCGGCACATATTGCTTGCCTTGCTCGCCGACCACGCGGACGAGGCGGCCGTCAGAGATGTATTCCTGGATGAAGTAGGCCAGGCACCGCCCCTGCTCTTTGCGGTACTTTCGCAGGCTGTCGAAACACCAACTGAGGATCGATATACCCGCCTGCTTGCGCTGCGCCTCCAGGACGCCGGCCTGCTGCTGATCCTTGAGGCCCATCAGCTCCAAGTTTATGCCGGAGATGTCGCGGAATGAGTTGATAGAGAACCCCATCAGCTCTGACAGCTCTGAGGTAGGCTGTCCTGGTGGCTTGGGCATTATGCGAGCCTGGGAAAGGGCGCCGTTCTTCGCCCATGTAATCTTGCTGTCATTCGCCCAATCAGTCTCAGCCTGCCGCGGGTTGATAAACGCATCCTTTTCGGCGATGACGCCAGCACCGCGCTTACCCGCCTTCTCCAGGATCGATGACAGGAACTTGTTAGCCCATTTCTGCGGGTCCATGAGGCCGCGCACAAGCCCATACCATGTGTTGCTGTTGCGGTCTCTCTTGCCGGTCATGCACTTTAGCGTGAAGCCGTTGTCATACGGGCATGGGCCTGACTCCAGAACGGTATCGCCGGCCAGCCACGCCTGCTTGTAAACGCGCTTTGTGATGCGCACGGCGCGCAGGCTGGGGAAAAACTTGCGCAGCGCCGCCCACCGAGACGCCTTCACGTCAATGATGCCCTGGTCTGTCTCTACACGGAAATACGCCTCACGCTCCCACCACTGTAATTGCGAGACCTTTATCTCATCAGACTTCGGCGCATCGCCGCCCCCTTGGTCACTCCTGTATTCACGCGCATTGTCGGCGTCATGTATTTCGTCGCCTTCTGGATAGTCGATGCCGCCGAGGCCGATACGCTCAGCCTTGTCAGGCCACCTCGCCGCAACATCGTCCTTGTGCATCATCACGTTGCGCTTGACCCACCTGGCATCAGACAAGTTGCGCTTCTTTGCCTTCGGGTCCCACTCCATTTCGAGCGGGTCGCGGCGGTCGATGCGTATCATCCCGTCGGGGTCAGACTCGTAGTCCATCGAGGTCTCGGTCCACCCCATGCCAGATATCACGAGGTCCAGGAAGGCCTCTGACTCCTCATCCTCTGCATCGGCATTATCCCTGACCCACTGCGCCGCCGATGTCAGTAGCTCATTGATGCGGACGTCGCCCTGCTCCCTCGGGATATATCTGACCTCCTGCCGGTTGCTGACCTCCAACCCTGACACGGAGTCGATAAAGGTCCCGATGCGATTGAAGGTGATCACCGGGCGCATCGCCGCTTCCATGGCCGCCCGGTCCTGCTCGCTCCACTGGTGCCCGGCTACATAGTCATATGACCGTCTTGCCTCTTCCACCCACTCAGAGGCGTGAGATTCCCAGCATCGCGTAAACTTCTGCGACATTTTTACGATGTCTTTATCGTCGTCGCCCATTATTCACCTCGCAGCATTATCCAGCCATCCAGCTGTGCGGCCTGACGCTGCCGCCTGCATACCTGTCGCCCGGCTCATCGTCGTATTCCATCGGCCAGTCGAGTACCGTGTCTTTGTCGTTGATCCTGGCCAGGCAGTCGAGCATGTCGTCGTGCACCGGGACGGGGAAGGCCATGTACTCCTCATTGATGAAAGATTCTATCAGGTCCACGGCGCGCCCCTCGTAGTCGGTACGCCACATGGATTCAGGCAAGTATATGCGCCCTTGCTCGAAGAGCGGCATCAGCGTCTTGATTCTGTCCGTCTTCTTGATCTTACCGCCCAGCGGGGTGATGACGAAGTGATAGTTGCGCCGGTCCATTTCCTCCTCGATGCTGGCGATATCGGAGTCCTTGCCATACTTCTCATATCCCACAAAACCGGGGCGCCACTTGCGGTGAAGGCCAAAGAGGGCGCGCTTGCGCTCGGTGAGGGTGAGGCGATCACGCACGCCGTCAACCACGTAAAAATTCTTGTCTGTCCCGAGGGCAACCACCCACATAACGGTATAGTCGCTGGTCTTCTTTTTTTCGTTCGCCGGGTCCACGAGGATAATTTTGTTCGCGCCACCCCAGCCATCACTCTTGTGGTAGCGCAACCACTCGCGGCGAAACCCCATGGTGGCGTCGGCTACCGGGTTCTGTAGCATCTGACAGGCAAAGGTATATGGCCCCATGTCTCTCCGCTTCTCGTTGAGCGCCTCGCGCGTGAGTAGTACCGGCTCACCATCCACCGTCCCATCATCGGTGGCCGGGTATATCCTCGGGGTGACAGTGCCGCGCGCCATGATCTCGCGGTATGTGTCGTTTTGGTGGTACCTGGTGCCTATGAATCGCCTGACGCCACCGCGCGCCCCAAGATTATAGCTCAGTTCCAGCGCCTCGGTGGTCTTCCTGATCATGTCAGGAGACGTCACGCTGTTGATCGTCACTACGTCGTCGTACACCATGATGGTAAAGTGCGCAGACGTCGGCTGACTGTCCACCAAACCCCAGGCCTCAACGGTTGCCTCCTTGGGGTTCGTTTTACGCTTTACCACCAGCCCGCCATCGTCTGACCACCTGGGCGCATCCCTGCGCGGCTCCTGCCATAGCACGTCGGGGAATAGCGCCTTTAGCAGGCTGTTACCCTCCAGCTCCAGTTTGATCTGCTGGAGGAACTTCTTGGCAATCGGCCGGGTGTGGCTGAAGATGCCTATTGTTACCTCTTGCCCATCCCACTCCGGCAGCGGATTGTCGCCATGGCTGGCCAGGATGTCCTGGATGCTCTTGGCGAACGTGATCACGGTCGATTTGTAATGCTCACGACTCCACAGGTCTATCATCCCGTTCGGACAAGCCTGGACCTCCCTGCACCTCGCCAGAATCCACGGGTGCGCCACATCTTGTCGCCTCATCCCGAACCACAGCAGCCAAAACAGGTCTGTGCGGCAAAGATGGCGCAGAACCGCTATCTTCTTCTCTGGCGATAGCGCCCGCAATCCATCCCTCAATTTCCTGTACTGCATAATGGATGTGGGTGTGGTCATGGTCATGCTGAATATTACCGCTCACCTCTTTTTCACGCACCGTAAACTTGGACACGGCATTCAGCACCGCCCCAGGGTCTTCGCGCAACCAGTCCGCAATGATCTCTGAGAATGTCTTGCCATCCTCCTCTTTGATCTGCTCAAGGGCGCGCAGGAATGCCCCGCGCACGACGGGTGCGACATCATGCCTTCCACGCCTATTTCCACCCCTTTTTTTGCCAGACATTTCAACGCCTTACACTTGGGCGCCAACCGGCTGTTTCACAATGAAACCACTGGTTGTTATAACGGTCTGAGATCATTGGCCAAGCGGCGCAAAAGGTCGGCTCGTTGCAGGTCGCGGCTCTTCTGTTTATTCGCCATCATCCGGTTGTGGATGCGGTCACACCTGTCCGCGTGCAGTTCATACTGCTCCGCCATCGCGCAAAGCATGTCGACCTCCTCCTGCTTTAGGGATGGCACCATCTTCATGTCGCACCCATACGCGCGCACGCGCGCCTGGATGGAGGCGCCCCCCACACATCCACACGCACGCCGGCAATCGTGACCATCCCTGTGCTGTCATGGTCCAGGTACTTGCTGGCAAGTGCGTCCCTCCTCACAGCCCGCATCTGCTCTTGAGTCAGTGCGATCCGCTCAGGCTTATATCCGACCTGATCCTTGTATGCCTCAATACCCTGCACGATATCGGCGATGGTAATCATGCTTTCACCCCCCGGCCCTCGCCAGGCCCATGTGTCGCCGAGCATTATACCATCGCCGTTATCGCTAGTCCCCATTAATCGCCCGCACACGTGATGCCGTTGAATGTGTTGCCAGTATCGGCAAGGGCATCATTGACGCGGGACTCGAATGCGGCCCGCTCGACCTGGGACATGTCTTTACATGCCTTGTTTGTGATGTCGGCAGCCCGCTCGGCGATGGTGGAACAGCCGGCCAGCACGATAAGCGCCAGCGCGGCGAGGGCAATGGTCATGATCTTCATGGTATGGTCCTCACTGTTTGGTCCAGGATGTTGATTGGCTGGGGACTACAGTCCACGGGGTGGACGCCTCCCCCAACTTCGTCCATCCGGCATTACGTGCCACGATGGTGGGTTGACCCCCGGACATTACGGTCAACCCTGATTTCGGGTACACGGTTATTTTTTCAATGACTACAGACGGCAGGCCACCCGTCCATGATATAGCGCCCTGCGCCGGCCTGACGCTGATCTGTGTCTTGACGGATGGCTGCCCGCCGACCCACGTTATGCGGCCCGCCATTGGCTGTGCGGCGGCCTGCTGGGCCGTGCTCACGGCCGGCTGACCACCGGTCCACAGGATCAATCCGGCTGCCGGCCTGGCCGTTATCGCTGTCTTGATCGTGGGTTGGCCGCCGCGCCACAGGGCCGACCCAGAAGCCGGGCGCGCTGTGATGACCGTCCTCACTGACGGCTGACCGCCCCGCCATCTGATAACGCCTTGCGCAGGCTGTACCGTCACCCCCGACACAGAGGTGGCTGGTACCCATATCTTGCGCCGCTCGATGACTTGCCACGGGTTGCGGTGCAGGCTTTCGATTTCTTCGGCATCAAGATCTCGCAGCCACCAGCCACGCCATAGTGCGGCGCCGTTGCGGTCGGAGCCGAAATCTGTCCTGTCCATGCCCGTCCACGTATCCGATAGGGCGTCGCCTGTCGCGCTGCTGATCAGCTGACCGTCTACCCATATCTCGTGCTGCGTCGGCGAGCGCGATAGCGCCGCGACACTGGCGAGGCGGCCGTCTGCGATATATGCCGCCGAGTCAACCACGTCGACACCGACAGAAGACGCGCCGTCGTTGCGCACCGAGCTTGAAAAATGTTGGCGCGAGGTCGAGGAGTTGAGGCGCGCCCTCAGGTGATACTCTTTGCTCGTGGTGCCTACCCTCACGCGGTGCAGCAGCACGTACTCTGCTGCGCCGGCATATGACGGGTAAACGTATTGGCCTGCCAACGTCATCGGCAGGCTGACCGTGCGCGACGATTGCCATAGATCTGTAGTTATGCCAGGCTCATTTATCGCCTCGCCTGCCAGTGTCGTGACCACAGAGGCGCCGGTAACGCCGACGATCCTGCCGCTGACCAGATCCACCTCCACACCGGGCGCGAGCGCCAGCCAAAACTCCTGCAAGCCTCTGGTGAGCGGGTGCGCCCAGTCTATCGACGCCCATCGGTCTGGCTTAGTATCGACCGGCAGGCGGATAATCATTACCTGCGATCCTCCTCAATGACGGCGCCAACAGTCACGCTTGACGCCCCGTTATTGACGACGTAAATCTTCCCCGCCTGCGGGACAGGTGGATACCTCACAGTAATGATTGCCGGGTCTGTTACGTTGGTGTCAAGCCTGCATAGCCACATGGCGTGCGTAGAGTCCTGGCTTGCATATTCATCAGCCACTGCGGCGCCGTCTGGATCGCCGGCAGACAGGAGGACATAGACGTCCACCGTATCGCCAGCAGCCGGTATGCCTGCATTGTCGGCCTTGATGGTTATTGCCGCGTCGACAGCTGTTGCATCCAGCGTGATTACATCGGACACCGCAGAGCCTGCTACTGCAACCGATACCGTATTGGCGCCGGCGAATAAAACCTTTGTTTCAACCCTTGCCATTACAGTGTCCTCGCGTGTTTGAGATGTCCGGGCCTGATAACATCAAAACCAAGTTCCTGCGCTATACTGCGCTGGATATCTCCGAGCGCCTCGGCCTCATCCCGCTGTTGTTGCGTTATCACGCCAGCGGCGAGTAGCGCATCAAGCCCTGCGACCGCCTTTTGGTTGTGCATATTGACGCGTGCGACACCCTCATCGAGCAACTGGACCATTCCGGCAGCCGCCGCCATGGCTGCGGCATCTGCTCCTGCTGCCGCGTACTCGCGCATAACAGTAATTAGTGATGTGGGTGTTTGCTTCAGCATCCACCGCTTCAGGTCATCGATATCAGTCACGCCAGCAATCGGCGTGCCGCTGCCTGGGGAGTTCATAATATCGCACCTGTCCTGATCACTAAGGCCGTTATACTTAGGCTTTGCGTCTTCTGCCTTTAGCCCAATATAGTTCCGCATTTCATCACCTCACCTTGTATTTTTTGCCCTTGCATCTGCCTGCTGAAATAATCACTCCGGCACCCAGCAATTCATAAATCGCCGCCCTTGCCGACGACACAGACATGCACGTAACCCCAGCCAAAACATCGTGCTGGGCGCTTACCCACCCGGACAGCGCTCCGCGCCTTTTCAACTCCTTATAGACAGCGCGCGCCGGGGCTGACAATCTCATCACTCGACCCTGATGTTCATGGGTGGCGATGGCCGGCGCGTGTCAGGGTCGACGGAAAACCACGTGCCAGCTGCCGCGAAAAAACTTACTGGAACCGCCTTGCCGCTTCTCAGCGGCTCCGCTCCGTCCTTGAGGATGACGTACACATCTACCGTGCACTCATACGTCCCGTCAGGCACCGCAAGAACGCTTAACGGGAGTGTGGTGACTGGCGCTGGCACATTGATTGTGGTGCTATAATTCGATCCGTCTACGCCGTTGCAGTAGACGTTGCTGCCTTGGATCGCGTCAGGCAAAGGATCTCCCTTGACGTTTACCGTTGGATAATCCCAGGCCAGCGTGCTTACCTCCAGGCCAGTAGTGCCAGCGGCGAAAACAGGTGGCAACATAGCCGCCACCAACAAAACGAAAAGAACGCGCATCATAAATCACTCCTCTTGATAGTTGATAAGATGTCATCAATCGATGACGCGATTGAGTAGTGGCCAGCCCAGCCTTCTAGCCTGGCTACCTCGCTGTCAGTCATCTCTGATCGCTTCACCCTACCGTCCGCACCGATGGCACGCGGCGCCTTGATCTCAAACCAGTACGTCCTCCCGCGATACCCGACAAGAATATCGTCGTGACCAGTCTCGACCGTCACGCCAGGGATGCTGCGCAAGGCCTTGACTATCTCCCGCTGGTTTTTGTCGACCCTCGCAGCACGCCGGTATTTTGCCACTCTGGATGCCTTTTCGTGACCGCTATCTTGGCATGATTATAGACCAGCCTGCGCCATGAGGCAGGCCTTATGGACCGAATAAACTCGATGGCCGCATCCCTGCCAAACTTCTCCCAGCGCTTTACCGCGATGGCCGCATACTGCCTTGGCCGCTTGCCAAGCCCACACACCTTTTTCACCTTGCGTCTTGCCATGACTGTGCCTGTGGATAACCTGTGGATAACTCTGTAGTCGAGGCATACCTACCCCCTTTCTTCACGATGGCTACCAGCAACCCTTTCTGATCGCTGGCATGGTCCCACCATGAATACTCGGTACCCTTCATGCCGCAAGCGGCAGATGACTTCGCTTGGCCACCGGACAGGGGGCGTCCCATTGTGTGGCAACTCGGGGATTTCAGGCGACCCTCGCCATTGTCCGCACTGATACGCTCAGCCGTTGGCTTTCCCGACAGCGGCACGGATTTTTTGGTTTGGGCTTGATCTGATGTGGCTAGGTGGTAGAATCTCCACATCGGATTGGCCTTTCAACCATTGATCCGAGCAGGGCAGAGGGTACCACAACCTGAACCCTGGAGAAAACCCCGGCACCCCACAATGGGTCCGGGGTTTTTTCGTTCCCGCAAAAAATTCCGCTACCAACTTGACTATGGGTGAAAGCCGCCTACAATGAGACTCAAGGGGTTGAGAGAACATCTTCCTTCCCGGGGGTCCTGGCTCATAATAGGAGGTAAAAATGAACGCATCCATTCTCTATACCGTCCGCCGACCGATCTCCAATGATCCGCATCTGATCAGCGAGGGAACCGTAGTATCTTCACACCGCACCCTCAGCGGTGCACGGAAGTCGATCCAGCTCCAGCGGCGCGGAGCACGCGCACAGGGCGGCTACAGTCAGGACTATATCTTGGACGAGCGCAGGCAGATCACGGTCCACTGCGGGTCATGACCTGGCGCATCTACCTCCGCTACCCAGGTCAGCGGGTGACGGACAAGACCACCACAGACGACCATATGACAGCTGCGGTCGCTTTTGCGCGGCTATGTGTTGTGCACGCTGGAGAGCCAATAGCTGCGGTGCTGACGCGCGACGGACGCGGGGTAGACTATGTCGATCTGACCCGCCTCAGACGATGTGCATGCTGTGGGCATATGATGCCGAGGATTCTGCGGAGTAGAGAATGCCCGGGTTGTTATGTGTCGTCGCTAAAATTATTGCTATGAACAGGATGACATAATGAGCTTTAACTACAAAGGCGAGCGGTTTTTTCTTTTCAACCCAGAAGGCGATGGGATGCAGTACTTCAGCACAGAATACGACCGCGACCAGGCTGCCCGTGCAGCCATCAATGACTGCCTGGAGGATGACATGTGGAGCGAATTCACCGACCAGATTGTGGTCGGTGTCGTTACAGCATCGGCCAAACCCGTAAATGTCCGCCACAAGCCGGCGGGCGCAATGATAGACGAGAACGGCGACGATGAGGATGGCGTCTACTGGGGAGACCAAGAGCGCATGTGTGATTACGAAATGTTTCGTCTTATGGATGACTAACCGGAATGAATGACGCACAGCGTGATGAGTGTCAGGGTTTGACGCCTTGCTGTGTGGCTGCTTTATTCGTTCAGCCAGACGGGTGCTACTCTGGATTGGGTATGATCGATTTATGGCCTGAAGACAGAGATGCGAGGCTATACGCTGGGCCATACCCAGTAATCGCTCACCCACCATGCCAGTTATGGGGTGCGCTTGCG